GGACGAGATGTACGAGGCATCAGCGGCATCACGATTGATAGTGCGGATTTGAGCCTGTGACTCAGCACCACCAGTTGAGCGGTTGGTGTAGAGGAGGTTCGTGAACTGTCTCTTCAGTTGCGGACCGACAATCGCATCATACGAGCGGAACTGACCAGTCTGCTGATAGATAGAGGTCAGCATGTCTTGGACTGTGAGTTCCGTCAGAGTTGAGGAAGCAGTCGTTGACTCGACAGTAGCGGTGGCGTTACCAACGCATGAGCCAGAAGGCGTAAGGAACGCAGTCGGAACATCGAGGTAGTTGTCGTTGCCGACCACACCACCAGTTGTCTTGACTGGGCGAATCCATGAGTCGAGACCACGGCTGACATAACCCTGTGAAGAGCCGTTGTCGGTCTTAGGGAGGTTAGCAGAGGCAAAGGTTCTTTCCATGTCACGCTTAAGCATGGTCATGCCCTTTGAGATGTTGTTAGCCAGTTCGTCCTTCACACCAGCGGTAACAGCAATGTCGATGGTCAGCGGGGACACACGGACAGTCTTGCGGAACTCTTGGATGTGGTTGGACAGTTCGTAGCGGTACTGGGTAGCACCATCCTTGACGAAGTTAACTGGGTCGGTAGCGACATTCACATCCGTACCATCGACAACACCTGTGGTGTTAACGACAGCGGATGGGAGAGAGTCAACCTGCCAGCGGAACCAAGTATTGCCAGGTTTTGCGGCCTTAGGAATCATCGATGTAAGGGGGGTATCCTTAGCATCAACGAGTGAGATGAGGTCAGCGAGGGCTTCCCGCTTACCAGAGACGATATTTCTTTCTGTGAGACTTGCCATGATGATAATATGGTTTGAAGTTGAACTCCTTAGATGAATTGCTTCAGCACTTCTGCGAGGTCTGAGGAAGTACGAGACTTTAGGAACTTAGAAGTAGCATCCCTAGCATTAGAGTCCTTTCGGCTAGATGGATACGAAGATGTTCCTGTAGGCTGAACTGGTGCTTTCTGAATCTGGCGTTGCTTATTACCTTCTCTGGCTTGCATGCCTCGGATGTAATCTCCAACAACCATCTTGTAGTCTGGGAACTTGGTGATTTCGGGAAATGCCTTAATGAAATTATTGGCAATTTGCAATTCCTTGGAACTGCGGTCCTTATACCACCGATATTCAGTTTCTGCGACCTTATCCACTTGCTCCTTGGTAGCCAAGTAATTGACTCTCTTGGGCAGGTGGTCTTCAAGGGCATCCATAGCATTGAGTTTGATTCGTCTGACATCTTCTGTCGAATAAACCTTCTCATTGCCGTTCTCCTCCGTAATCACAACTCCGTCAGCATTTTCCTCACACCATCTACGAACTTGTCTTGCTTGGGCAATCTCTGCCTCGATTTCTGCACGACTATTCAGATGTGAATAAGGGTTTGCTTGGTCCTTGTAGTACTTTGGAGTGGACTCCTCCGTAAGTTTGCCTTCCAGTTCCTGCATTCGTTTCTGCATCTCTTCCAGTTTGCTTTCGGCATCCTTTCTGAGAGCGGTCAACTTATTGATTCGCTTTTGGACATTCTTTGGGAGTATCTCCTCGTCAGCGTCTGTTTCCTGTCTTTCGCCATCCTGCTCGTCAGATTGTTCGGAGTTTTGCTCCTCAAACCCATTCTCGTCAGTCTGGTCTTCTGATTGATTTGTCTCGGATTCGTCAGTATCCGTTCCGCTGTCATCAACTAGCGAAAAATCCTTCATCAAGATATCTTTTAGGGATGCTTCATTAAGGAGTGATGGCTCCTTGATAGATTCGGCATTGTGTGCCTCTGGGCTATCGCCAGTATTATCGTTTTTATTCATGGTTGAGGTCCAAGTCCTTTTGTTTGGTCAGAGTTTATAGTTCTCAGAAACTTAATTGCTATTAACACCAAAAAATCAGCAAGTCAACAGTCCTAGGCCACTTTTTTGATTTTATATGATTTAGCCCCTATTTAAGGGTCTCATCTTTAGTCCAATCGATGTTTGCGACATCAAGAGCCTTCTTTCTTTCTGAAACTAGGATTTCCTTGATTTCACGAATCGCATTAGCCCTTCCGCATTGATGAATACGCTTTTCTCCGTCAATGCTTGCACCAATGGCAAGTTCGGTCTCGACCTTTATATTTTGGTCAAGAACGATGATGATATTCTGCCAAACCTGCAACGGAACGCCATCAGTAAAAGCGAAAGCATTTGGATTATATACTGGTTCTGCCATAATTATTGAAGATTCTGCTGTTGAGGTTGCTGTTGCTGTTGAGCCGCTTCCATCTGAGCCTGTTGTTGCTGTTGAATAAACTCATCAGACACAGGCGTAACACCAGTACGACCAATCTGAGCGTTCTGCTGTTGCTGTATTGACATTTGAAGATTCTTAGCGTAGTTCTGGAACAGGGCTTGGAAGAATTGGTCCCCCTGCAAGGCTTGCTGTGCCTTTGGATTCTTCTGGATGATATCTTGAGCGTACTGGAGTTTTGAGGGGGCTGTAGGGTCATTCTCGGTGTACTGAGCCTCAAGTCCCATAAGCATCAAGGCAATGTCCGTCTGAACATCTCTGTACATCTTCTGGGAAGCCGTTGCTTGGTCAATAATGATGTTCTTGGCAATATCTGGCGAGATAGCCGCACAAAGTTCAGCAACCAGTTTATTTCTGTCAATCGCACCTCCAGCGTCCATCGGAAGAACGAACTGGCTGATGGCTTGCATCTTCTTCATCACATACTCGTTATCCAAGTCACGGACATCGAACTTGACCTCAAAATCAAACGAGGAAGCAATGTCTGTGATGTTCTGCGGAAGCACGATAGTGGTTATACGCTCAAGTTCCTCTGGAGCCATATACTGGAGACAGAGTTGCAGGACATGAGTATAAATCTCAGCCCAAACTGTAAGCCAGTCATCAACAATGCTTTGCTGAATCAACTGGGTAGTGGTCTGCGGAACAAGTTCGTTAGGAATGCCAAAGTATATGGCGGCATTCTTCTCGACTTGCTGGATTATGCTCATGGCAAGATTCGGAGTTCCTCTTGGCGGCTCCATGAATCTGAAGTCATCTGGAGACATGATAGGAACTTGCACAGCAGGACCAATCTTTGTAAGACCTTGAGCCCTACGCTTGACTAAGATTGGCGGGAATGTCTCAACAGAGGTTCTGTCACGGAGAGCGTCATGCTGTGCCTTCATCTCGGATTGTTCAGTCATCAGAATCTCTGGGATTCCTCGGCTCTGGTTGATGGCCTTTCTGATGTATTCTTTTCTATATGGGATGAAAGGATACTGGTTATGGGCATAACCAAGTTTTCTGTGAAGGAAGTATCCAGAAGAATTGGACTGCGGAGTGAATGCCGTGTAGTAGATGCAAGGCGTTCCGTCTTGGTCAATCTGCCGTGTGTAGGCGTAGACAACCTCGACTAAGTTGTTATTGCGATACTGGCGGTTGTCCAGCAACATCACAGGAGGCGTAATATTGGGGTCATTATACCAAGCAGTCTTACCAGCGGTATTTAATGCCGTTTCAATATACTCCTCATCCCAACCATCTGTCTTGACCATTGAGCGAACCTCAACCTCGGTCATGTAGACTCTTCTGAAGATGACTCTTGCTTTCTGGAGTTCGATAGTCTCTGGCGGGAAGCAGATTTCGTCATACGGCTTCAAAGCCGTGATAACAGGGAGATTCTTTGTAATGGATTCAATGAACACCTTGGTTTCACCAAACTGACGCAACTCATCAACGCATCTTCCGATTTCTTCTTCTGGCAGGTTATCAACAGCCATTTGCAACAGCGATATAGCCAAATCTCTTGACATTTCGTCTTTAATGTACGCAGGGAGTTGCCCAATAAGGGAATTGGGGTCGGCTTGCAACGCCAAGCCACAAACCTCTTCAAGTTGAGCCATAGTCACCTTGTTTTCACGCTTTCCGATTTCCTGCTCCCATCCGACAAAGGCCGCAGACCATCCGTAGGTATTTGCGTAGTTTGCCAGCAATTTAGCCTCACGCAAGGACTCGACACGCATTCTTCCACCAATAACATGCTGAAGAAGCGTTGAACAAGCCGTGGCAAATGGAGCATCCTCTGAAGTATTGCCAGCAACACGCAGTTTACTAGCCTTCCAAGTGTTTATGCAGAGAGCAACAACCTCGTTGATAACTCTGTCGATAAGGCGGATTCTGACATCAGAAGCACCCTCAAAAGGCATCGCAGGACTGCCATCGTTGCGGATATCTGAATACTTTTTGCCATCGTCAGACTGCCCTTCCCATCGGCAGAAGCGAATGTCATCAATCTCCTCAAGCCCTGTGGCAAACGAGCCGTTGTACACGGAACGCTTGAACTCAAAGTTGAGTTCCTCGATGTCTGGGGTCTCTGACGCATAAGCCAGTTTATCCCTCATTCCATTCTTATAATTATTGTCTGGTTCCATTTTTTAAGTTTTTATTTATGTGTTCGATTAAAGAATCTCTGTAAAATTTGTGATGCCCACCTTTTGTGACATAAACAGCCACTTCATTGGTTTTACGCAATTTGTCAAGGTACTGCTTATTGAATCCTGTCATTGAGGACGCTTCCGCCTTGGACAGCAACATTGGATATTTGACCATCTTTAATATGAAAAACCTTTGTTGTTCCCTCTGAAGGTATTGATATCGTTGTATTCTGGAGCCATGACTGCGAGGTATCGTAAACAGTCAATTGGGTCTTTGCTGGCTCCCTTTTCTCCGTCTGCACCAGTCCATTCTCGCATTGAGTAAATAAGGTTCTGGCACTCTTCAGAAATATACAGTCTTGGTTGGTTAATAACGCTTCTAGGCTGTGATGAGTCATATGAAAGCCAATCGTTTATGATTGTTATCCCTTCTTCAAGGCGTAAACCAGCCGCTGGCTCAAAAAACATAGGACTATCGCCAGAATCTAAAAGTTCTATGAGAGTGGTTCCTCCGTCACGCCCAACAGCCTGTGTTCCACCCGCTCTAGGGTCAATGAATCGTCTTTCGGGCTCTTTTCCCTTCTCCAACTCACGGATTAACTCCTTATACTGGTCAATTCCCATTCCAGCACCATTTCGTTGGGCAGTTCCAGCCTTTCCGTCCGCTTTTTCACTTGGAACAGTCCATTCACCCATAGAAATGTCTGGAAACTCTC